TGATGATACCCTAGTAAAGTATTTTCAAATGCATGGTGAACAATACAGTGACATGTACAAGGGATTGTATGAAGATGGCTCACCGGAAGGAGCGTTAATTCAACTCAGTAGTTCAAGAAATGATACGGATGACGAATACAATGACATCTTCGTAACTGGTCACGAACACACTTTATCATCTATCAAAAAGATATTCGATAGATACGGTGTGAGTTGGGTGACATTGATGTGTGAAATAAGTGACCCGACCAAGGCGCTTTGGTTTGAAGACATCTGCAAATATTTTCGCAAGAAAAATGTCACGGTGCATGTTCAGACGTATGATAAAAGTTATCTCAAGCCAGAATGGGTTGACGATATCGAATATATAGATCATCCTCAACTCTCTGAGAATATGCCAGTTATAAGGAAAACGATAGCAAGTGATATCCCAGTTGACTTAGAAACACTGAAAATATTTAAGAAGAAAGATGAGGTAAGGAGACCAAAACCCAAGGCGAAAAAAGCAGAACCAGTGTGGTGTGATGCTCGAAAGAGTGGTTACTTCTATATTAGTTCTGACGGTGGTGCATACCCATGCGCTTGGACTGCTAGAGATGTATTAGAGAATAGGGTATTGCCATACCACCCCATCGACTACACATACAATAGTAAGTACAATAATTTAATCCATTTCACCGTGGGCGAGGTTATATATAATAATGACTTTGAAAATATAAGTGAAAGTTTAAAGAGGAATCCTTTGAATATTTGTAATAAAAAGTGTGGTGGTTGCCATGCGAGTTAATGTAGTATGTGCTAAATGGGGAGACAAGTACGGCCCACATTTTGTTAATCGCCTTTATAACATGTCTAAACGCAATACACCCACGACAATGGATTTCCATTTCTACTGTTATACCGACAATGCTGAGGGATTTGACCCCGATATTAAAGTTATCCCATTCCCAGACATCCCTAACATCCACCCAAAATACTGGTTCGGCGCAGATGACTTTAAGTATGGCATGGCGCGTTGTTGGGATAGACCAAAAACCTTCGTGTTTAACACGCACAATTTTGCCGCAGATAAACCAACTGGACGTTTCATCTTCTTTGATTTGGATATAATAATCCAAGGTGATATCACGCCTCTCTTAACGTACAACACCGAACAACCAACTAAGATGCGGTCTTGGTGGCAAGACCCTAGACCAATGAAGACCAGACAATTCAAACTGTCTCATGGTGCATACACGAATGGCAGTTGTCAAGTGTGGAGTGATGATCAGGCAGAACCTATCTGGAATGATGTTCTAAAAAATCAAGAAAAGATTTGGTTTACCTTCACAGACGGCACGGATAATTACCACTCTTGGAGATGGGGAGAGTATGGTGCAAAACTTTGGGACAACTTCCCCTCGCACATGGCGTACTCATATAATAGAGGGCGGTCATGGGATGAAGATGATTTAAATATTGGTATATACAGACCGAACTGTATACTCTGCGTATTCAATGTTGACCTATTACCATTTGAAGATGAAAGTAGAGGTACTATAAAACAGGATGAACTCGCAGATCCTAAACTATTGGAGCATTGGAGATGAAAACGTACTGGAGATTGTGGGCCAAGAGTCTGGGTGAGAAGGAAGGAAACACCGACATCGAGGCAGATAAGATTGCAATGATTAGAACTGTCGTGGTACTCGTAAATTTTATTACATGTTTCTTTATAATTGCAGGAAATGTCCACCAATGGTAATGAATATTTACACGGTAAAATGGGGTGAGAAATACAATCACCAACATGTAAACAAAATCTATGAAGCGTGTCTAGAGTTTGTGACTTGCGACTTTAATTTCTTTTGTCTGACAGAAAATCCAAAAGGATTGGATGAGAACATTACCCCGTTAGCTTTGCCGGGCGGAAACAAACTGGCTAAGTGGTGGAACAAGATGTATCTCTTTGATACTAGTATTGTCTCCCAGAAGGGAGAGAAGATGTTCTTTGACATCGATACTATACTACAACAAAACATAGACTCAATTGTGAACTACGAACCAGAAGATAATCTTTGTTTCGTGAAGACATGGTGGCACGACTTAGAATCTTCTTATAAAAACACTAGACACATTCCGCATAAATATACCGATCTAAACTCTTCGGTTCTTAGGTGGAATGATGAGTTGAACACGGAAGAGATTACAGAATACTTTAATAAACATCGAAAACAAATACTATGGTACTATCGTGGTCTTGACAACTTCTTCTACAACAGAAGAATAACCAAAATCAAATTGTTTCCTATCGGTTGGGTGTATAGTTTTAACCAAGGCTATATATTTCCACACGACATAGAAAAACATACCTACAGGGAACTACCATACATTTGTATTTTCGACTCAATGGGAAAAGGTGAAGATGTTAAATTTTAATTTTTTGAATAATTTGAAACACTGGGGTGAAGCGTTACATATTATAGAAAACAAAATGCCCCATAAACTAACAGATTTTAGGCAGTCTCTACAAGAAAATAATATGGAGGCCTCAATCTGGTTGGTTGAAGAACTTAAAAAATACTTAGAAGAATATTATACCAAACAAGGAAACCTCAGAATATTAATACTGAATTCTTGGTTGGGTGTTCCTATGGTTCCTCTTCTATGTGAGAATTTAGATGTAGGTCAGATACACCTAGTCGATATGGATGAGGAAAGTATTACTCTGTCCAAGTCATTCCACAAATATTACGCCCAAGAGAAGTTTGTAAACATCCGACATTGGAACATGGACATCCCATTTGAGTTTGAGAATCTAAACAAGATTGATGTTGATGTGGTAATTTGTATTCACACGGAACAGATGTATCCGTTAACAGAACTCAACGGCAAGAATCCCAACGCAGTCTATGCAATGCAGAATTCAAACGTGGTTGAAGAGATGTATGGCATCAACTGTGTCAACTCTATAGACGCACTGAAGGAACAGGTGGGTATATCAGAGTGTGGGTACGAGGGAACCAAACAACAAGTATATTACTCGTGGGAAGGAAAGAAAGACTTTGACCGATATATGATTATCGGCCAGAGAGAAGGTTTCTTCTAGACTGCATTTATGGTGGTGATGTCTTTTATCATGTCCTCCCACAATCCTTTGTGGGGGATAACAAACCCAAATGTTTGTCTAGGGCCGGTACTTCCAGCGGTGTGCCAGTATGGTTCTTCTTTACCACCATAATACCCTATCTTGATATTCCAACCCACTGGGTCAGTGATGGTCTCGACTTTGCCGTCCTTTACATGCCGGAAGAATCCAGTGCCTTCACTGTGAGACATAAGAATATTATAGCCAGGCACATCCCAATTGTTATGCCACGCCATGAAACCACCGGCGGGATAATAGACATGGACGGCATTAAATTTCGCACATAACCAAGCAGACAACTCCGCGCATGTAGATAAAGATTTCCGCATAAGTTCTTTGTTGACGCCATGTGTATTGTGAAAGTCGCATACCTTTGCAAACTCCGGCGGGCCCTTGTGGTCTAATCCCTTAGACTGAACTTCTTTGAGATATTCTTCTGAGGTATAATATTCCATGCCCCTATCACCGAATCGTCTTTCGTCCAAGGGTAAATCATTGTCGAACGAATGTTCATCGTAGAAATCCATCCACTCGTGAAGAATGTCCAACAACTCTGGGTTTACTACCTTCAATGTTTCCATTTATCTATATGCCTATTCAGTAGATAATGTCTAATTATAACTTCGGTGCCATCCAATTCTTCTGGTTTCTGACCGACAACAAAATTCCACCTAGCATCGGGTGACTCAAACTCTCCAACAGTAACGGTATCTTTGTGTGCCGTTTTGTTTAGCAAGTACCACATCGTAAATGTATCCCACGGTTTGACCGATTCTGGATACGGACTGACATCATGCATCGGCGCACTTTGAATTAAATAATACTTGTACCAATCATCCATCAACTTTGTTGTTGCTTTGTTCTTGCGATATACAAAGATACCGCAGTGGTATTTCATACTCTCATCATCATTCAGTTTTGTTATCTTTGCATTGTAGGGGCGGTTCAGTGTGAATATCACATCGTTGTCTTTTAGATGGTCGAATGCATATCTAATGTCTTCGTGTTCTATCATAGTGTCACAGTCTAGATACATCGTGACATCGTATGGACTTGTAGACAACGCCCACAACTTTGCTCGGTTGTTCATAGGCATATCATTGCCCAACCCGTCATGCGTTCTTATCTGGTCAAAGAGTTTGTAGTCATCGAGTTCTACCCAATCTGCGTGAGTGAATAGAGTTACGTTAGCTTCTGGATAGAAATCTTTGAGGGACTCTGCGGATTTTTTCGCAGCGATGTAATAATCTTTTCTAAGAGAAGCTACATATATGTAGCCCTTAGTCATTTTCGGCAATGTCCTGCGCGGCGAGTTCTGGGAACGTACCATCTGGTTTGAATGTATTTGGTGAGTCATAGAGTGCTTCTGACTGTAGTAACATGGTTACATAAGCCTGAACTTCTAACTGAGTCTTTGATTTGCGAATCAATTTCTTGAATCGTTTATCGTCTGAGTCTTTGATGGCAGGGATTTCAAATGCTTCCAATTTCATATTGAACAGGGCTTCTTGCATCAATCGGTTCTTGTGAACTTCTCGTTGCTGGTCTTCCTTCTCTGAATTCTCTTCGCAGGCAATTACATGGGCATCGGTGTTTGATTGAATATCTTCTTCACTGAACTCTTCCAAGATGGCAGTGAAGTCGGCATTAACCAATCCTTCTGTTATGTTACCAACATTGATTTGAGCGGGCCGATATGATTCACCAACCAATATTTCACAAAATAGTGAACGGGTTTCTTTATCTATCCATCGGGGGTTGCGGTACTTCGGAGTGTTTTCGGTCATAATAAATCCTCATAATTTAAATAGGGGCGGTGTTGATATCACCTACCCCTATATTTATAACACATTTAAGCGGTTCGTATGAACAGTTGTTTCGTTTCCTGAGTAGCACTAGATGTCAGTACAGTTGCACCAGCGTAAGTACCAGTGTATGTACCAGAGTATGAACCGGCATAAGCACCGTTAAGGAATCCAGCAAAGAATCTATTGTAGTAACCAGTATAAGAACCAGTGTAGTTTCCAGAGTAGTTCACATTAGAGATACTCTTTAACTGGTCAGTCATGGTTGAACCCATCTGTACCCAAGTTCCAGTTGCAGAAGGTGAACCAGTTTGCAGTAAGTATTTTCCAACACCACCAGCAATGATTCGGTTTCTGAATGCGGGAACTAATGTTTGTAGGTTTGCAGCAGACATTTCCTGCGGTTCACCTGCCGTAGCGGCTTTCAATAGAATGTTCGTGTCTGTACCAGCAGCAGTAGTGGGCGCAGTTTTTTGGTAAAGATTGTAAGCTACGTCTGTTCCATCAACCTGAGTTTCAGTAAACGTGTACCGACTCGTCCAAGTTCCACCGGAGGGTGAAGATGTTCCAATTTTGTATTGGCCAACCGTATTTGCATCCTCAGCGCACATTGCAGTTATAACGAGGTCTAGTACTTCTGTATCTAGTTCCGTGTCTGTGGCTTGTTCTACGGACGTTCCTGTCCACCTCAGAGGGTTGATTTGAGAACTTTCACTAACAGCACCAGTAGCCTGATTCAATCGATAGACGGTAGTTGTTATAGCTCCACCAGCGGGGTGTGTTCCTACCGTTTCATTTCTTTCTCTGTTTGAGAATGTTCCTACTTCGGTTGCTGCGGCAGAACCACCCGTAACTATTTTGAGTTCGCCAGTACCGTTACCATCAGTATCGGTGGCAAATTTTAGAGTCACCACTCCCGCTACTTGGTTCTTTATTTCGACTGCGGTCAACTCGCGGAGTCCTTGAAGTCCTCCCGCTGCAGCTGGATAAGCTCCTGCTTTTAATGTTACTGGGCCTGCCATTCAAGTTCTCCTTAATTAAGTAACGTACCAGATGAATTATAGACGGCGAGGCCTCTATGTTTAATCCAATCCGTTGCATCTTTACATGTTAAAGTAAATGTAGTCTTAGCAGGTAGTGTTACAGCAGCGTTTGCCGATCCACCATCAATCTTATCGGAACTCGCGGGATACAATTTACAGTCTGTGGTGGTAGTATTCGATACAACAAGATGTAAACCAGCAGCGGCGGTTGGTAAAACAACACCCTGCGTGGCAGCACCGACAGTGCCGATTACATTCATTGTTTCTGTCAACCCAGTTGCATCACCTTGACCAGAACCGGCAGTAGATACCGCAGCAGTCACACCAAATTGTGTTGAACCAAGTAATTGAACACTTGTATTTACTATCAAGTCTGCGACATTGGTTCCACCAGAACCTACTTGTCTCCATCCACCAGTACTAACACCTATCAACTCAGCACCATTAGCAGTTACTACTGATACGGGGGCGTTTGCAGAACCACCATCGATGGTTTCTGTAGAAGCGGGATATACTTTGATAGTAGCCCCACTCACATTGTAGATGTTTATTACCAGACCAGCAGCGGCAGAAGGTAGAAGTATACCTTGGTTCAATGAAGCAGTCGATACGATATTATATGTTTTAGTTAATGCGGTTGCGTTACCCTGAGTACTACCAGCAGCGGATACAGTGGCAGCGATGCCAAATGTAACATTACCACTAGCAGTAAGAGTCCCAACCACAACATTGTTTCCAGATTCATACTTATCATTGTTGAGGTTACTAAAGTTAGTATCCACCTCAGTATTGGTAAGTGGAGAACCCTTGGAAGCTCTGAGTGTTATAGTAGTCATGTTCGTCCCTATCTGTTATTTATCAATATTATTAACAAGTTGCATTAAAATGCTTTTGATTTCTTGGAAATCTTCTTTGAGACTATTTATATCATTCGACATTTCATCTATCTGAGTTGTCCGTTTGTTCGATAAAAACTTTCTCTTTTTGTATGCAGCCAACCCATTATGATCCACGTTAATAAGACCACCAGATGTCTTGTCTCTTTCGTACTCTGAACTAGATACCTGAGTTTTCATAGTTATTTATCACGCCTGTAAGGCGATAATCCTCAACTGTTTTGCTTCTGGTATTACAGAAGTATTTGTAGAAAGCATGACCAGTTTCGCAGAGAAGTATTTAAATCTCTTGAAACTAGTAGCGGCGACAGTAGCGGTTACTACGGGTCTTGTTCCCAAGAATGTCCACGTTATACCACCATCAGTCGCAGTTCCACTTGTGTGCGTAGGCGGAGAAGCGGCACCAGATGTCCCACCGATTGTTGCTTTGTATATCTTGCCATTGGTGTGAGCAACAATAGTGTTAACCGCAAATTGAGTACTTACTG